GCCAAGTGGGACGAACAAGCCGACAAAGAACGCAAAGAACACGGCTTCAACATATAGGTTGACATCCTCAATTATCGACAGTAGTATAAGAGAAGTTATAACTTCTTTGAACGGAGACCCATGACATTCTTTAATAGAGCCGCATGTTTCACAGACATACATTTTGGCAACAAAAACAACAGCAAACAACACAATCGAGATTGTGCTGACTTTGTAGATTGGTTCATTGAACAAAGCGAAGATTGCGAAACTTGCATCTTCCTTGGAGATTGGCATCATCACAGATCAAGTGTAAACGTTAGCACACTCAATCACAGTGTAGAAAATGTAGGCAAAGTCAGTCGTGCATTCAAACATGTGTATATGATCATGGGTAATCATGATCTATACTATCGTGAGAAACGTGATATGAACAGTTTACCATATGCAGGATTGTTTGATAATGTTACACTAGTTGAAGATATGTTAGTGCAAGATGACGTTGCACTTGTGCCTTGGTTAGTAGGAGATGAATGGAAAAATTTACAAAAGACCAAGTGTAGATATATGTTTGGTCATTTTGAACTTCCGTTCTTTAAAATGAATGCTATGGTAGAAATGCCAGATCACGGTAGTCTAAATGCAGAACATCTACAAGGTCCAGAGTATGTGTTTAGTGGACACTTTCACAAACGTCAAGCCAAAGGCAATGTACATTACTTAGGTAGTCCGTTTGGTCACAACTATGCAGACACATGGGACGACGATAGAGGCATGATGAAGTTAGAATGGAATGGTGTTCCAGAGTATATTGATTACCCTGGACCACGCTACAGAACTGTGCCTCTGAGTAGACTAATAGATGAACCTGAAAAGATTCTAAATGAACACACATATTGTCGTGCTACATTGGATATCAATATCAGTTACGAAGAAGCAAGTTTTATTAAAGAAACTTTCAGCCAACAGTACAACGTTAGAGAAATAGCGTTGATCCCTAGCAAAAAGGAAGAGCATGCACAGGATTGGAAAGTTGTAGACGATATCGAGGTTGAGAATGTAGACCAGATAGTGTACAATAGTTTAAACGCTGTAGACAGCGAAATGATAAACAAAAAGATCCTTGTAGACATTTATAATTCCCTATGATTACACTTAACAATATTACCGTAAAGAATTTTATGAGTGTTGGTAATGTAACGCAGTCTGTGCGTTTTACTGACAATGGCTTAACACTAGTGTTGGGCAATAACTTAGACTTAGGAGGAGATGGTAGTCGTAATGGCACAGGCAAGACCACTATCATCAATGCACTGAGTTATGCTGTATATGGAAACGCACTCACTAACATACGCAAGGATAACCTTGTAAACAAAACAAACAGCAAAAGTATGCTGGTTACACTGGATTTTGAAGTAGAAGGCACAAAATATCGCATTGAAAGAGGTCGTAAGCCCAATGTGCTTAAATACTATGTCAACGAACAGAACGTTGACGAAGACGAAGCACAAGGTGAGAATCGTCAAACTCAAGCACAAATAGAAAAACTGTTTGGTATGAGTCATGACATGTTCAAGCACATTGTTGCACTTAACACATACACAGAGCCTTTCCTCAGTATGAGGGCAAATGATCAAAGAGCGATCATCGAGCAATTACTAGGCATAACAATGCTTAGTGAAAAAGCAGAGGCACTAAAAGAACAGCAAAGGCTGACCAAAGATGCAATCAAGCAAGAAGAATATCGAATTAACGCAGTTGAAGAAGCAAATGCCAGAATTGAAAAAAGTATTGGTGATCTGGAACGACGGCAAAAAATATGGCGAGATAAACAAACGTCTGATGTCGAAAGTATCCAACAGCAAGTCAACACACTCGAAAAGATAGACATACAAACAGAGCTTAACAATCATGCGCTACTAAATGATTACCTCGACAAGAAAACACAAGTAAACACATTAGAAGCAGAAATTGCAAAGCTAGTAAACAGTATTACTAGAGAACAAAAGCGTTTAGAAAAAGCACAAAAAGATCTGTTAGCAACCGAACAACATCAATGTTATGCATGCGGGCAAAGTATCCACGATACACAGCACGAAGAGATTCTTGCGACAAAACAAGAAGCAGTAAAAGAATCTCAACAGCATATTGACGATGATACAAATCTCAAAGTAGAATACGAGGATGCACTAGTACAACTAGGAGAACTTGGACAAATTCCAGTTACACACTATAACACACTACAAGAAGCACTAGAGCATCAAAACACTGTTAATAATCTAAACACAGAAGCAAAACGTATTGCTAACGAAACTGACATGTATCAAGAACAAGTTGATGCACTAAAAGAAACTGGACTACAAGAAGTTGATTGGAATAATATGAATGATCTAACAGTAATGAAAGATCATCAGGATTTCTTGTACAAACTGTTAACAAACAAAGATAGTTTTATTCGCAAACGTATTATTGAACAAAACTTGCAGTATCTAAACAGCAGACTTGCTTACTATTTGACTAAACTAGGATTACCACATGAGGTGCAGTTCCAACCTGATCTTACAGTTGAAATCACAGAGCTAGGCAGAGAACTAGACTTTGATAACTTGAGCAGAGGCGAACGCAATAGACTTATACTTGGTCTTAGCTGGGCGTTTAGAGATGTGTTTGAAAGCATGAACACACCTATAAATTTCCTTGCTATCGACGAACTCATTGACAGTGGCATGGATACAAATGGTGTGGATGCAGCACTAAGTGTTCTCAAAAAGATCGAACGTGAACGCAACAAAAATATCTTCCTAATCTCACACAGAGATGAACTAGTAGGTCGTGTAAACACAATACTACAAGTTATCAAAGAAGGGGGCTTTACTACGTTTAGCACAGATACAGAGTTTGTAGATGCCGAATAATCCTAAGATATTTGAAAGCCCAGACGGTGGCAAAACAATATATCAAAGAGACTTTGGTTCTAGCATCAGAGAAAAAATATTACATCCTCAAGAATTACTAACAAAAAAGATATTACCTATAGACGTATTCTATAAACTATTTGGAAAGCAAAATGAATCCTAAGGACGAATATGATTACAATATAACTGATATCAACATAAACAGTTTCAACAACAAAGCTGACAAAGGCGATGATGATTTTGAAGATTGGCTTGTAACTGCACCTTTGATAAGAATAGATGCCTCAGATCAAGTTAGTGTTCGACCGTATACCAGTACCTACAACAAATCTTTCAAGTATATCAATGTAAAATCACTCAAATACACTATGCCAATAGACATGCTTTATAAATGGTATCCTGAACAAATGAAAGAGTTAGAAAACGATGACGAAGTTCCTTTTTGATGTAGACGGTACATTAACTGATCCAAGAAAACAAATAGATCCCAAGTTTGAACAAGTGATGCTGGAGTTTGTAAACAATCATCAATGTGTAATTGTAACAGGCAGTGACAGACCAAAAACTGTAGAACAGATTGGTTTAAAGCTCACTAATGCATTTGAAAGGGTATATCATTGTAGCGGCAATCATGTGTTTATCGGAGATCGAGAACACCATAAAAATCCATGGACACTCACTCAACAACAATATGACTTTTTACAACAACAAGTAGACAGTATAGATTATCCAGAGAAAACTGGTAACCATATTGAACAAAGAACTGGTACTGCAAACTTTAGTATTGTAGGAAGAAATGCAGACTGGGATCAACGTGCTAGATATGCTGAATGGGAACAACACCATCACGGAAGACAGTTGGTGTCATTGGCGTTCAATGAAATGTTTGATGATGCTGTAGCACAAGTAGCAGGAGAAACCAGTATAGATATCTTCCCCATTGATTGTGATAAAAGTCAAGTACTAAAACACTATACAGACACAAGAACAATCTTCTTTGGAGACAATTGTTACCCAGGCGGTAATGATTATAGTGCGGCACAAGCCAGTACACATTTTCATCAAATTGACCGAGGATATCAACAAACTTGGGAAATCTTAAAAAAGAGGTATATTTAGGTTGACATTAGCTAAGTTCGGCATATATACTAGTTACTATATACTAACATGCAATGGACTTATCAAGGCAAACTTATTGAACAAATACCAGAGGAATACGTAGGTTTCGTATATCTCATTACCAACACCACGAATGGCAAAAAGTACATTGGCAAAAAACTGGCACAATTTAAAGTAACTAAAAAACCCCTCAAAGGCAAAAAGAACAAGAGACGATCAACCAAAGAAAGTGACTGGCGTACCTATTGGGGCAGCAGTGACAAGTTGAACGCAGATATAGAAGAATTAGGCCCAGAGAACTTTACAAGAGAAATACTTTACTTCTGCACAGGCAGGGGTGAAATGAGTTACTTAGAAGCTCGTGAACAGTTCGATCGTAAAGTGCTAGAAACAGATGAATATTACAACGGCATCATAAACGTCCGTGTAGGCGGATCCAAGGCACTTGTAGAATCCCTTAATAGACACCAGTCATAACATACCCTCTTTACAAAAAGCATTGAGAAGTCGCCATTGGTTTGGTTAGACAACGGAACTTGCTGAGGGAAACAAACCAAAAGAGTGGGCTCTACTGTGCCATTGTAACCCACGGATATCCAGTAATGTTGACGTTATAGCATTTGGAGTTTCTGCG